CTTTGTCAACAACAGCTTACTCAACAGATGGGATTACTTGGGCCGCAGGCACAATGCCTTCAGAATTAAATGTGAGTTCAGTAGCATACGGAAACAATAAGTTTGTTGCTGTTGCACAAAGCTCCAACAAAGCAGTTTACTCAACAGATGGTATTAACTGGACAGAAAGTACATTGCCAAGTAATTCAGTTTGGAGTTCAGTAGCATACGGAAACAATAAGTTTGTTGCTGCTGTTGGGAATGGGTCAACAGCAGCTTACTCAACAGATGGTATTAACTGGACAGCAAGTACTTTGCTTTCAGGCTTTTCTTGGAGAATAACCTACGGTAACGGTAAGTTTGTTGCTGTTGGGGCTGGGTCAACAGCAGCTTACTCAACAGATGGAATTACTTGGACAGCAAGTACTTTGCCTTCAGACTCATCTTGGATTTCAATTGCATATGGCAATGGTACGTTTTTTACTGCTGCATACGGCTCCAACAAAGCAGCTTACTCAACAAATGGGATTACTTGGACAGAAAGTACATTGCCTTCAAGTGCTAATTGGATTTCAATAGCTGCTGGACAAGTTAACACTTTAGTAGAGGTTCAAGTTTCAATTGGTGGTCAGGGAACTCCTGGATCATATGTTGAAATTGTTGAACCACAGGTTCTTTATACAGTTCCAGCAGGCACAGAAACAACAGTTACATCTATCTACGTAACAAACCAAGATACGGCACAGCGCACTTATGACTTAGCCGTTGTTCCAGCAGGGCAAACATTGTCTCTAAAGCACCACATCCGTTGGGATATGCCAGTATCGGCCTCTGATTTTGACGTAGTAACCGCCAAGCTCACACTATCGGCGGGGGATAAGCTTTATGTATTCCCATCAACAGTTAATAAAGTAGGCTTTACCGCCTTTGGAGTGGAGAAGTCATGAGTTTTGAAATCAAACCGACGCCTAACGTTGTTGATACAAATGCAGAGGTAATTGCTTTAATTGAAGCAAATACTCCAGCTGGTTACTCAGCCCCAACACTTGGTTCAACATCTATTGCTTCTGGCGGAACAGTAGCAAATGTTAATGGTTTAACTATTAACTCAACTACTATTCCTACATCTAAGGCTCTAGTTGCTACTGACTCAACTACTTATGTAGTTCCTTCTCAAACTGGTAACTCAGGTAAGTACCTTACAACTAACGGAACTACATCTTCTTGGGGATCTACAAGTATTCAAGGCGCTACTGGTACTCAAGGAGCTAACGGTGCTCAAGGCACTACTGGAGCTCAGGGAACTACTGGTGCTCAAGGAACTACTGGTTCTGCAGGTGCCTCTGGCATCTTTACCTCTACTGCCGTTTCTTCTAATATTAGTTTGGCCTCATTAAATAACTACATGGTAGATACAAGTTCTGCAAGAACTCTTACTCTTCCAGCATCGGCATCTATTGGAGCAGAAATCCACATCTTTGATGCTACAGGAAGTGCAGCAACTAATAACATTACTGTTGCAAATAATGGCCTTAATATAAATGGTCAAGCAACATCTTTAACTATCGATAAAGCGTATGCTGCAGTAGTCTTAATTTACGTAGGTGCAACTTATGGATGGAGAGTTGGATAATGCCGATTAGTTATAACTCTTTAGTTGCCAGCGTAACTCAAAAAGTACAAGAATTTACTGCAACTGGAACATTTACCGTTCCATCTAACTGCACATCTGTAGAAGTATTTTTAGTAGGTGGCGGAGGCGGAGCGGGCGGAGGTTCTGGTTCTACTGGCGCTACAGGCGGTGGCGGTGGAGGAGCAGTATTAAAAAGACATATTCCTGTAACTGCTGGCACTTCCTACACAGTAACTATTGGCGCACTTGGCGCTGGTGGTGGTGCAGGAACAGGAGCAAGAGGTAGTAACGGTGGAAACACTTCATTCGGTGCATTAGCAATTGCTGAAGGTGGCGGTGGTGGTGGTTCCCAGCCAACTAAAAATTCTCTTTCAGGTGGTTGCAGTGGCGGAGTTGCTAATACTGCTGGTAGTTACCCATTTGGTGGTGCTGGTGGTGGCGCTGGTGGTCCTGCTGTACTTGTTGTTACTAGTTCTAGCACTGCGTATATTCCCAAAGATACTTACCCAGCCAAACCTACACAAGGTGGAATGGGTGGATTTGCTGGAAATGAAAATATTTCAGTGCCTGGCATAGGAATTGAAGGCTTTGGCGGCGGCGGTGGCGGCGGTACTAGTGACTATTCATACTTCACAGTTGGTAGCAATGGCGGCGGTGGCGGAAGACAAAATGCTGCTGGTGACAATGGTACAACCAATAGCGGTGGTGGTGGCGGTGGAACCAACTCAGGTCAAGCAGGCGGTTCTGGCGGTTCTGGTTTTGCTCGCGTTATTTATTGGTCATAAGGAGATAAATTATGGAACAACATTACGCATTTATTAAAGATGGACACGTTGCAAACATAGCAGTGTTTGCTGGTCAAGATGAAGAACTTGCTGACCGTGTAGCGCAAGAACAAGGCTATGACGATGCAGTCTGGTTTGGAACAGAAGTTCCAATTAAATACTCATCATATGATGGTACAACATTTACTCCACCAACAGATGAATATTTAATCTCTATTGGAATATTAGAGCCAGAAGTAATTCAAGAGGAAGAGAGTGCCTAATGCCTATTAGTTATAACTCTTTAGTTTCTTCTAAAACTATGTATCGCACCACTCTTACCTCTGGTACTTCTTACACTGTTCCTGCTGGAGTTACTTATTTAAATGTAACTCTTTATGGCGGTGCTGGTGGAAGTGCTGGAACTTGGTCTGCTAATACTATAGGCGGACTTTCTGGCAGTGTAGTTTCTTCTACTTTGTCTTGCACACCTGGAGCATCTATTGCGTATGCAATTGGCGCTGGTGGCGCTGGTGGTGCTTCTGGTGGTACTGCTGGTAGTGCTGGTGGTACTACAACCTTTACTGGGGCAACAAGCGCACCTGGCGGTAACGCTGGACAGAGTGCACAATTTCCTGGACAGGCTGGTCCAAATTATAGAGGTGCTGGAAATGCACCTTCACCAGTTGGAGGAACTAATACAGCAAGTTACACTGGTCCCGCTGGTGGTTCTGGTTGCATTGACGTTGAGTATTGGGCATAGGAGATAACAATGAGAGTATTTGCAGTTATAGAAGATAACAAAGTAGTCAACATTATTGTTGGCGTAGAAGATGAAGTAGTTGCTACTAACCCTGGCAAGTATATTGAATATACAGATGGTTGGACATACCCAGAAGGTATTGACGGCGGAATCTACTTCCCAGTACCAGAGGTGACAGAATGACTAAAGCCCGTGGCCGCACATGTGGAGATGCCTAGTGGCGAAGTAGCCTAGCAGCTAACCTCTGCTACACTTATACATATGTTTAGAATGTCCATATACGCACACCCACATGTGCGTAAGTCTGGGTCTTACTTTGGCTATGCCTATACATACTATGAGATTGAACGCCATTTACGTGAATACCAGCATAATGGAGAGAAGCTTCAGTTAGATATTAACTCACCAAAATCTAAAGTACAGCTTTACTATGGATCTCCCCCAGGGTATTTTGCCCCTAATCAATATAAAATCCAAATGACTCAATGGGAGTCTACCCTTGTACCACCAAACTGGGTTGATCATTCGCGAGACTATAATGAGTGGTGGACTGCTAATCAGTTTGGCGCTGATGCATTTATTAATGCGGGGGTGCCTGCGGACAAAGTACACGTCTATGAGCACGGTGTAGACGCCTCAACGTGGGCACCAAAAAAACGAGGGCAAAACGGGGTAATACGATTCTTACATGTAGACTCAGGGTCACCTAGAAAAAGAGCAGACCTAGCGATTAAAGCGTTTAAGGCAGCATTTGGAAATAGCATGGACTATGAGCTTACCCTTAAGCATAGTCACTATGATTCAACTAGAGTGGATTGGTACGACCAAGAAGTTTTAGAAAACCACGGTGAGTGGGAATCAGGCAATATTAGACACATTAAAGAGAATATGGGTCTACCAGAGCTAGTTCACCTATTCCACTTTCATGATGTATTGCTGTATCCATCTGAGGGTGAGGGGTTTGGGTTGATCCCGCTTCAAGCTCTCGCTACAGGGATGCCTGTCATTTCAACAAGCAAATGGTGTTCATACGATAAATATTTTACTAACAATATAATTGAGTCAAGATTAGGCATATCTAACGTTGTTGAAAACTACACTCGTTTTGGCGAAGTTGTACTTCCAGACCTAGATTCAATGGTTAACGTACTTAAAAATGTAGCTGAGACATTTGATGAGCAATCTAAAACGTTTTATGATCAAATACCAGAGGTTACTGCTGACTATAACTGGCAGCATAGAACTAATATGGTTATGGATGACCTCGTCAACAGGCTTGGGGAGGGCATGTTTACTTCATCAAAGAGGTACCTTGCGTGAACTACACTATTATGCACATAGACAGTCGGGCAAAAGAAAGCATGGAACACAATAAAGACTTACTAAAAGAGTATGCTTGCGTAAACGACATAGAGTTCTTTAACGGAAATACTGGAAATGCGTGGGATATTATTAATTACTACGGAATTAAACAAGATGTATGGGCCCCATATGATGGGCGGTCTACTCCGCCCCTTCCTGGCGAGCTTGGCGTATGGGTAAGCACCATTAATGTATGGAAATATATGGTGCAGAACCGCATAGATTTCCTACTTGTTTTAGAAGATGATGTGCTGCTTGACAAAGATTTTGCAAAAAACCTGCAGCTATGCGTAGGGGACCTGCCCAATAATTTTGACTTCCTGTCGCTATATTACTTTGAGGGACACAACTGGGAAGATGAAAAAACAGACATAGGGTCAAACTACATTCATAAATCAACTAATCAATATTCAGCAGCGCAAGCCACCATCTACTCTTTAAATGGAGCTCGTAAATTATTAAAAGCAGTTAAAAGAAAAGGTATAGAGTACACAAATGATTGTTTTATTTTTGAGCAATCAAGAATTGGTGCGGTTAACGGGTACTCAATTAAGCCCAATAATGTTAAATTTTTAGAGCATCAATATAAAGATATTGTGTCTACAATTGATCCAGATAACCTAAGAAAGACTCAAACACATGGATAAAGCATTTGATAATATAGAAATATATTGCATAAATCTAGAGAACAGAACTGACAGAAGAGCGTATATTAAAGAGCATTTTTCTAAACTTAATATAAATAATTTTTCTTTTGTAAAAGCTTACTCTCCTAAAGAAATGGATAAAGATTATCTAGACCATGCTGTCTCTTTCGGCATGGAGCCAGAAGAAGCTGCAAGTGGGTATTCTTCCTTATTTGCTATCAAACGGTTCCTAGAAGAATCAGACAGGGACTATTTGTTAATGTGTGAAGACGACGTAGATTTATCAAACATCTTAAAGATAAAATTTAACATATCTGAATTGTTTACAATATTTGAAGTAGACGTTAAATGTATACAACTAGCAGTTTCAACAAGAACAGATATGCAGTTTAACCCTAATGTTAGAAGTAGATCCCCCTGGGATTTTAATGCAACAGCTTACATTTTAACAAAAGAGTACGCTCGTATGGTGTGTAATAAATATTTTAATAAGGGAATAACCTTAGATAATTTTACTAAAACTAAAATATTTGACTACAGAAATAGCGCTTTTATAGACTCTTCTCCAGTTGCAGAATATGTTATATATAATACGTCAAATTGCTTTACTGTTCCAATTTTTACATATAATATTTTTGAGTCTTCAATTAGCAGCTCGGACGAAAGACTGCAGCAAAATATTAAAAGTAGAGAAGACTTTCTTACCTACTGGGACCAGTTCAAGTCAATATGCCTAGATGATTTAGTAGGCCTCTAATGCATGCAGTTTTGCTGTCTTTTGGTGATCCAGCATGGGAGAAGTCTTTTATAAGAATAAAAAATCAAATAAAGCCATTCAATCAAGTAAAAAACGTCGAACTGTTTGACATAAAAAAACTAAATGAAGAAACCTTGTTTTTTAAAAATAACCCTACTCTTTTAGATAAAAGACCATATGGCTACGGTGCTTACATATGGAAGACGTACATACTTCAGCATGCGTTTGATAAATATAAAAATGCAGACTTTTTTATATACTCTGATTCAGGAAACGAGTTTAATTTTAATAAAAACTCCTGCGCACGGTTTGAAGAATATATAGATATTGCTGGAGATAAGAATGCTTTTGGGTTTATGTCCCAATATAGAGAAGACCAAATGAATCACTGCTCTGTCGCCAACAAGATCTATCCTGGACCCAAAGATACAAAAATGATCAACGCTGGATTTTTAATTTTTAAGAATAATCAAATATCTAAAGACATTATTAACGAGTGGCAATATCTTTGTGAAGTAAACGATTATTATAATGTAGAAGTAAATAAACCTAAATGCTGTGACTATTACATGAATAATCTATATGACCAAGCAGTACTCTCTCCTCTTTTAAAAAAGAATAATATCTACGGGATACCAGACGAAGCCGATTGGATACAGTGTTCACCTGAATCTGTAGATGTCAATTTAGAGAAATATCCTGTTTTTAATGCTAGAAATAAAACTGAAGAGAGTATAGTAAACAGATGCTTAAAATACTTTGACTCTGTAAAGTGTAGACACTCTTCTACAGGAGAAGACTGCAACAGTCTTTTAGTTTTAAAATAGTGATAGAATAGTTTTAAGAGAATGAACTATGGAAAGGCGGATACGTATATGTTAAATAGAAAAAAGTCATTGGTAACAGGAGGGGCAGGGTTTATTGGCTCTAATCTAGTTGACAAGTTAATTTCTTTGGGGCATGAAGTAGTTGTCATCGACAACGAATATTCTGACGCTCACGAACATTTTTATTGGAATGAAGAATCATCTAATTATAAACTAGATATTCGAGATTACGAAAATACAAGACCTTTATATGAAGGAGTTGATTATGTATTTCACATTGCAGCAGAGTCTAGAATTCAGCCAGCAATAAATAATCCAGTTGAAGCTGTAAGTATTAATGTAGTTGGAACTGCAACGGTACTTCAGTGTTCACGTGAAGCTAATGTAAAAAGAGTAATTTACTCTTCAACATCGTCCGCTTACGGAAGAAATCCAATACCTAATGTTGAATCTCAACCAGATGATTGCTTAAACCCTTATTCTGTTTCAAAAGTATCTGGAGAAAAGCTATGCTCAATGTACACAGATCTTTTTGGATTAAACACGGTAATTTTTAGATATTTTAATGTCTACGGTGAAAGACAGCCAACGAAAGGCCAATATGCGCCTGTTATTGGGCTATTTCTAAAACAAACAAAAAACAACGACCCACTGACTATTGTCGGTGACGGAGAGCAGAGAAGAGATTTTACTAATGTTTCAGACGTGGTTATAGCTAATATGCTAGCAGCTACCTCTGATGTTCCACACGAGGCCCTCGGCCAAGTTTATAACATTGGAAGCGGTGTTAACTATTCAATTAATGAGCTTGCTAGTTTAATCTCTAATAATCAAACAAATATCCCTCCTAGAGACGGGGAATCTAGGGAAAGCCTTGCAGATAACAGTAAATTTAAGTCGGTATTTGGCTGGGAGCCAAAAGTATCTCTGGTAGAGTGGGTAAAAGATGCTATGCTTGCCCATACCTTCAAACTATAAGGAAGAACCATGACCCACAGAATTGAAATTCTAGACAACCTTTTTTTATGAATTTGGTACAAAAATCGGTACAAAATGGCGGAAAGCTAAAGCCTCTTATTATCCCAGCTGCTGATACTGGCGGAACTGGGTTAATGAATCCATCTATCTTTATAGATGATGATGGTGACTTATTATGTATTTTGCGCCATATTAACTATACCCTCTATCACTCTGAGAATGACCAACGCTTCCCTAGTATTTGGGGCCCGTTATCTTATCTACATCCAGAGGAAGACCAACGTTTAGTAACCGCCAATTATCTATGCCGTTTAGATAAAGATTTAAACATTGTTAACCATACTCTTATTGATACTACCAAGCTAGATGTAAAACCTATCTGGACATTTGTGGGCGAAGAAGATGCTCGCTTAGTTAGGTGGGATGGCAAGTACTATGGCACTGGTGTGCGTAGAGATACCACTACCAACGGTCAAGGCCGTATGGAGCTTTCAGAACTTGAGATTGATAAGAAAGCTTGGACAGCTAAAGAAGTATCTCGTATCCGTATTCCAGCCCCAATAGATGAGAACTCATACTGTGAGAAGAACTGGATGCCCGTGCTTGATAAACCATTTCATTACATTAAATGGACTTCTCCAACTGAGCTAGTAAAGGCTGACCCTAGCAAGCCTAGGTGTGAACAGGTTCAAGTAACCCCAGGAAAAGTAGTTAACGCTGACCAGCGTGGTGGTTCCCAGTTAATTAAATGGGGCGAGTACTACATTGCTATTACCCACGAAGTAGTTCTATTTAAAAACTATATGAAACAAAAAAATGGTACTTACCGCCATCGTTTATGTGTATGGGATGACAAGTTTGTGTTGGTAGGTATATCCCCAACTAACTGGGCTTTCCTAGATGGGCAAATTGAGTTCTGCGCAGGGGCTGCTGAGTATGAAGGCGATTTATTAATATCATTTGGGTTCCAAGATAACGCAGCCTTTATCCTACAGGTGCCAAAAACAGTGGTAGATGAAATGATTGAGGAGGCACTTAATGTTTAAGGCTATTGACGACCTAATCATTGAACTATCTAAAGACCCTTTTAATCCAGTACTTAGCTTTAAGATTGCTGTGGAGTATGAAAAAGTGGGCCAGACTGCTGCTGCTGTTTCTTTCTATCTACGCACAGCTGAGTATGGTTTTTATACTCACCCCGAATATGTATACGCAGCTTTGCTTAAATCTGCGCAATGCTTTGAGCACCAGAAAAACCGTGAGAGCACTGTACATAACTTGTTCTTAAAAGCTGTTGCTCATCTTCCTACTAGACCAGAGGCGTGGTTTCTTCTGGCCCGATATTGTGAGCGAGCAAAGCGTTGGCAAGAGGCGTATACCTTCTCTGAAACAGGGCTAATGTATACGAAGATTAAAGCCACCCCACTTCCTATCTGGGTAGATTACCCAGGCGAGTACGCACTTACATTTGAAAAGGCAGTTACTGGTTGGTGGGTAGGGCGCAAAGATGAATCTTGGGAGATCTTCCAAGAGCTGTTAAAACAAGATATTGCGCATGGGTACCGATCCGCAATTATAAATAACTTAAAGCTATTTGAAACTAGAGAGTACATTGATCCGCTAGAGCCAGTAGTTACTAACTTCCGTAAACATTTTGATAGTGATGCGCCCATAATTATTGATATCGGCACTAGAGATGGCGACGACGCCTACTACCTATATAAGAAGTTAAACAGTACTAAGGTAATTGCTATTGATGCTAATACTACGGCTATTGCAACCACGCGTACTAAGTATCCTTGGATGACCGCCATCTATAGCGCTGTTACACATGAAGATGGGCAAACAGAATTTCACATCGTTAACGGGGAAGATAAAGAAGCTTCTGGTACATCCTCTGTCTTTAATAAAGATAAATCTATTAGCCCAGCCCCAGAGTATTATGTAGATAAGGTTCAAAAGGTAACTGTTCCTTCTATTCGTATGGATACCTTATTATCAAATTTGGGGATTAACGATAAGTTAGATGTTGTTAAGATAGACACTGAAGGCTACAGCTGGCAAGT